CGGCGGTGATGAGTTTACGATCAGCCAAGCGGATAAGATCGCAAAGGTATTGTCGCTTGATGCTAGAGAAGCTCAGGCTATATTTTTTAGTCAATTTGTCGCATAAATGCGACTTCGAGCAAACGCAAGTTAAGGAGGTGAACAGAATGAGCAGTGCACTCAATCATCGACGCCGCAGCCGTCGGAGTTATGAGAAGCGTGTGGCTACAATGAACACGCTTCAGAGAAAGACCGTCGTTAAAGAACATCAACCCAGTTTTCGGGACATTTTTATGATGATCTTGCGGAAGAAGCGACAGAGTCCTTTCAAAAGAATGAAATCGGATTCTTCAAGATAGTAAGGAGGAACTATGAAACCGTTTAAAATTTGGTGTGAAACCGAACAAGAAAAGAGAGCTGTTCTCAAAAAGATGGAGCGACAGGGGATCATGTGGTTGTCCGGTCAAAAACCTACTGAGGTTAATTACAGTGCTCCGATCGGATTATTTGTAAAAACGAATAAAGACTTGTGGAAAAGAAATAACAAAACAGAGTACGTCTCTTGTAACTCTTATCAACCGAAATCCGTCCGCGAATTTCTCGGCGAACAAGAGAAGATCATCATCTACCGCGACGGACAGAAGGTGATCGCCCTGGATAAACGTACCGGCGAGAAAGCAGAAGCTCGGTGCAACCCTTCCGATCCCTTCGATTTCAACATCGGGGCGCGGATTGCCTTTGACAGACTGATTCCGAATAAAGAACCTGCATCGCCTGAGCCGAAGGAATTCACCGGCAGGGCAGTCTTTATAGGCTCTAAAACATCCTTTGATGTTGATTTTACTGTTGGTAGGATTTATCGCTTTTCCGACGGGAAAGTGAAAGATAACTACGGTAATCTCTGTCCTTTTTCAACACAAGATAGATTTGGTACAACATATGAGTTGTCCAAATGTGGCTTCTTGCCGATCGTCGAATAACCACAATCAAATACTCCGGCGTTAAGCGAGCGCGCCGTCCGTCATCATCGGCGGAGTGGGACCGCCGATCGCGTTGGTCGCCAAACCTTAACATGATAGCATGACCCTCCTTTCAAAGATATTGTTTTGTCATACATATACAGCAAGCAGGATGGGCGGCGCGTTCACTTAACGTCGGAGGAAAGAGACCAAGCCTTGTAGGCATATGATGGAAAGAGGTGATTATATGGGACAGAGCAAGAAGTGGAGCGCTAGAGTCTGTATCGATGACGGAGGCAAGCGGATCCCTTATCTTTTAATTGACAGCGATGGGAACGTTACCATGCTCGTCTCAGAAGAAGATCAACAGAAGTATGAGCAAAAGATGCTCAAAAACATAGGGGAGAACATGAGCCGATTCTATACGGCGCACCCCGAATATCTTGAAAAGGAGTTTCAAAATGAACAACGACAACAAACGGCGTGACGCAGCGCCCGAAGAAGAGTATGTCCAAAACCCTGCCAAGCTGTTGGCGCCCTTCCTGATCGGCGTAGCGGCAGCGCTTGCCGGTGATACGGCGATGTATTTCAATTGGATCGCGTTTGCAGTCCTCTGCTATGTGATCCTGGCGATCAGTATCGTGTGGATCGTTAGATCGGTGATCAGGAAAGATAGAGCCGAATACCATATGTGGCGACGTCTCAGTGCCGCGCTGAATCAGGTCGAGAAGTTCGAGGGACGGCTTGATACCCTCGAGACGAATCTCGATCTCAAAGCGGACAAGCCTGCGCGGAGCAATATCCGCCCGGGATCCGTGCAGAGTGACCGCTATAAGGAGATGACGGGAGGTGAGAATTGATGCTCCAACAGTACATCCTGCCGGCGATCGGAGGAGTGGTGATCCTGGCGCTGCTCTTCGGCGTCGTCCGTTGCAACTTCAAGGATCTCCTCTCGGTGCTGTTCGATCTGCCGGAGGAATCGCCCGATGAAAAAGAAAAAGCCGACTGACGCGCTGGCACGCTGTCAATCGGCAGATGAAAACATCTTACTTTAAGTATAGACAGACCCCGACGGTTTGTCAAGGAGGATGATCAAAAAACAAAGATGAATCAAGAATACAGAAGTAGGGTTTACACTGATAGACCAGCTTACGCTGATTTAGATTCTCCACAGAAATTTCAAGCGATTGAAGGAATCATTGCAACAAAATTAAGTAGATATATCTATACTCCTGCAATCTGTTCATATTCAGGTGGAGCTGACAGTGACATTTTAATTGATTTGTTGGAGCGCACTAGGAAAATATTTCCATCATTACCTCCGATCAAGTACGTGTTTTTTAATACAGGACTTGAAATGAAAGCAACAAAGGATCATGTTCGAGAAACTGCTGAGAAGTATGGTGTAGAGATCGAAACAGTGAGACCTAAGGTTGGTATTGTTCAGGCTGTACGCCAACACGGAGTACCATTCGTATCAAAGATAATGTCCGGTGGACTATCTGAATGGCAAAAAAAAGGAGTTCCTCTTTCAATAGCTGAGGAGTACGACGAAGCCGAGGACAAAGCGGCCAAAAGAGCTGAACTGAAAGAGCGTTATCCCAAATGTGAAAGCCTTATCAATTTCTTGTGTTGCTGTAACTCGGCCGGAGAACCTAGACCTAACATTCAGCTTGTCATTAATTCATCAAAGTATATGCTTGATTTCATTCGAGAGTATCCGCCTGATTTTAAAATAAGCGCTAAATGTTGTGATTATTGCAAAAAGAATCCTGCTCATTCTGTGCAAAAGGGCTACAAAATGATTATTACAGGAGAACGGCGTGATGAAGGTGGTATGCGATCAGTTCCGAGAAAAGACAACACAGCACTATGCTTTACCGAACAATCTAACGGTCAATACAGATTCCGACCGCTCTACTATGTTTCTGACGCTGACAAAGCATGGTACAAAGAGGAATATGGAATTAGATATTCTAACGCCTATGAGGTTTATGGGCTTACAAGAACAGGATGTTGTGGGTGTCCTATATCTTATAAGGCTGTTGATGACTTAAATAAAATACAGCCTTTTGAGCCGAACGTTGTAAAAGCAGCATGGAGTATTTTCGGGAAGAGCTATGAATATCGGAAGAAGTATAACGAGTATAAGGCACATCGAATTCATGAAGAAAAAGTTCAGAGAATCGGTGGCGAACAGTTATCATTTGATGATGTTATGATTTAACTAACTATCATTTTAGAGAGGAGAAACAATGAGTATCAAAATCAACGGATTTGAAATCGAAAATGTCAAGCGCGTCAAGGCGGTTGCATATGAGCCGTCGCAGTCGGGCTTGACGATCATCGGAGGGAAGAACGGCCAGGGCAAAACCTCGGTGTTGGATTCCATCGCGTGGACGCTCGGAGGCGGCAGATTCGCCCCGTCTCAGCCGCAGCGCGACGGATCGACGATCCCTCCGCACCTTTGCGTCAAGCTCAGCAACGGCATTATCGTAGAGCGCAAGGGCAAGAACAGCGATTTGAAGGTCATCGACCCGAGCGGCAATAAGGGCGGTCAAGCGTTGCTTGACAGCTTCATCGATCAGCTTGCGCTGAACCTTCCGCGGTTCATGAACGCCAACAATAAAGAAAAGGCCGACACGCTGTTAAAGATCATCGGCGTCGGCGACGAGCTGTACAAGCTTGAGGACGAGGAGCAGCGGCTCTATAATGAGCGGCACGCGATCGGTCAGATCGCCGATCGTAAGAAGAAGTATGCCGAGGAGATGGAGGAATGGCCTGGGGTGCCCGACGAGCCCGTCTCCGCCGCGGAGCTGATCAGACAGCAGCAGGAGATCCTTGCCCGTAACGGTGAGAATGAGCGCATCCGACGTCAGCGCGCGCAGATCGAGAGCGAGTACACTAATGCGCGTGAGGAGTTGCAGAGAGCCCAACTCGCTTTTGAGGAAGCGGAGCGGCGGTACAACACCTCGGTCAAATCGGCGGAGGAGCTGATCGACGAGAGCACCGAGGAGCTCGAGCGCAACATCCGCGATATCGAAGCGCTGAACGTAAAGATCCGCGCCAATCTCGACAAGAGCAAGGCAGAAGATGAAGCAAAGCAGTATTCCGATCAGTATGACGAGCTGACCGGCAAGATTACAGCAGTGCGTGATAAGCGCATGGCGCTCCTCGATAACGCCAATCTTCCGCTTGATGGCTTATCCGTCGAGGACAAGGAGCTGACCTATAAGGGCTACAAGTGGGATAACATGAGCGGATCCGAGCAGCTCAAGGTCGCCACCGCGATCGTCCGCAAGCTCAATCCCAACTGCGGCTTTGTCCTCATGGACAAGCTCGAGCAGATGGATCTGGATACACTGAATGAATTCAATGATTGGCTGAAAGCAGAAGGGCTGCAGGTCATCGCGACGCGCGTATCGACCGGCGACGAATGCAGCCTGATCATCACCGACGGATACGCCGCCGCGTCGGGTGATCCCGTAACAGCAGACCCTGAAGCGGCGCCCAAAACATGGGAGAAAGGAAAATTCTGATGAATATTACATCCGGCAAAATACTTACAGCACAGAAGGTCGTGATCTACGGACCCGAGGGCATCGGAAAAACCACTTTTGCGTCACGGTTCCCGAATCCTCTTTTCTGCGATACTGAGGGCGGCACCAAGAATCTTGATATAAGGAGATTTGACCGTCCGACGAGTGCTCAGATGATTGATAACTGTATTGATTTCGTCAAAGCGCATCCCGACGTTTGCTCGACCTTTGTACTCGATACCGCAGATTGGGCAGAAGATCTTCTTATCAAAAATGTATGCGCAATTAACAACAAAAGCGGAATTGAAGATTTCGGCTACGGAAACGGTTACACATACAGTAAAGAAGCCTTCGGTAAACTGTTAAACCATTTAGATGATCTGATAGATTTCGGTATCAATGTCGTCGTCACAGCTCATGCGATGATTCAGAAGTTTGAAGAGCCGGAAGAAAACGGTGCTTACAACCGCTGGACGCTTAAACTGATTAATACTCCGAAATGTTCAAACGTAGCGCTCTTGAAGGAGTGGGCTGATACAGTCTTGTTCATCAACTATAAAACATACGTTGAGCAAGTCGACAAGCAGGGAAAAAAGTTTAAAGCCTCGGGTGGTAAGCGCGTCATGTATACCGCACACCATCCGTGCTGGGACGCGAAGAACCGTTGGGGATTGCCTGATGAGTGCGACTTTGACTACAGCGTGATCGCACCGTTTATCCCTGCTAAGAGCCCCTCGCTCGCTCCTTCGGCGCCTACAACAAGCACCGCGCCTGTTGACGCAATTCTCGATACCGAACAACCTCCGACAGCACCACCGACTCATGAGCACACCGATGCTCTGACCGGTGTTCCGAAGTCGCTCGCGTCTCTCATGCGCGAGAACAATGTCACAACCGAGGACATCCAGGTCGTCGTATCACAACAGGGGTATTACCCGAGAAGCACGCCCATCACGGCTTATGACCCTGATTTCGTCGAAGGATGCCTCGTCGGAGCGTGGCCGCAGGTACTCAACAAGATCATGAGCAATAAAGATTTACCGTTTGATATGAAAGGAGAAAAATAATGGCAAACAATGTAAACGATGTCGCAATGACATGGGATGACGAGATACAGAACGACGGAGAAGGCTTCCGC